AAAAATAAGGTTTTGGATATCATTTTCTTCAAGATACCTTTTCATAGTACCTTTAAGATGATCGTTCCCAATATAATTTTCAAGAGTATCGTTAGCGACTGTATTACCATCTGGATCGGTATCGTCAATTTTGATGTAGTCAAGTAGAACGGGATCGGCGGTTGCGTCTCTTACATTCGCACCCTCAGAGAAAAGAAATTCACCCATATCTTTGATGGTTTCATAAAAGTAGTCTTGCATCTGGGTGAGTTCTCTTGCTTGAACAGCAACACCAGGCTTAAAGACTACACGATTAAACTTCTTGCTAGAATTAAAATCGTTATAGTAAGGAGTTACATTTAAGTTAATCGCCATTTCTTTTCCCTAGAAAGTAAATATCATCTTTACTGTTTCGACTTGATCAGAGTCTCTTGTTATTGGTTTTCTGTTGTCATAGTACAAAAGTACACCACTATGAGCATCAAATTCTGGATTTCCCAAAGTATTTATAGTGAGTCCAGTAAGGTCTTGTGTGTTATTTGTTAGAGTATCAGTTGATAATATATCACCATCTATCAATTGCAAATATACCTGATCGATAGTTCCATCTGAATTACTATCTCTTTTTTGTGCGACTCTAAAAGTTCCACCAGATGATGCGGTTATACTATCATCTACAGCATAAGAAGCGGGTGAAGAAGTGCCTACAACAAAACTCCCAGAACCAGTAGCTTCATTGAATAAATCTGATGAATTATATTGTGTTATATTTTTCATCAGTCCAACTTGTCGATAATCATTTCCCGTGATCAAATCACGACTATCATTATCAAATGACAGGGTTACACCTACTCTATTTGCAAATAATTCTTGGTGTGCATTTGCACCATGACCAGAATTAGGAGCAATAATAACTCTAAATGTAGCGCCAGATCCAACACCAGTTGTTTGAGATATAACTACTTCAGCTTTGGTATATCCAGAGCCTGGAGTTGTAACTGAAATACCAGTTATATTTCCATTAGAGTTGACTACAATAGATGCAGCTGCACCAGAACCATCACCAGTAATACTGACAGTCGCATCGCCAGAAGTGTAGTTATTGCCCACGGCGGTTATGATAATATTATCAATTGCGCCTCCAACAGCAGTGCTCTCTACTGAAGTTTGTAGAGATGCGGTTTCTGTACTACCCAAAACTGCATCAGCAGTTGCTGCAGTGGTGAATCCACCACCAGTAAGTCTAACATCTGCAAATGAGTATCCACTGCCCGCATTGGTGATAGTAATAGCACTAACAGCTCCAGAATCTATGGATGCAGTTGCAGTCGCCCCCGTACCATCTCCAAGTATTTGAACAGCAGGAGCAGAGGTATAACCAGCGCCGCCAGAACTTACAGTAGCACTGTCTATTTCTCCATTGACATCAAAAGCTGGGTCTCCAGCACCAGACGATACTCTTACTGGTATATAACTAGTTGACAAAAATTTAGTTCTGTCTGCAGCACCTATTTGAAACATAAACTTCCATTTATAACTATCGGAAGTTTCAAAAATTTCAGTTCCAGTGCTGGTGGGTTTTACTGTACTTTGTCCATTATCGTTATTATCGATGCACTTGTATACGTTAAAACCATCAGTCAAAACATAAAAATTAGCCGCTGACAATTTACTAGCACCAGAATTTGAGGTGTTAGTTGAAGATAAGGCATCATCATACTTATCGTAAACGGTTCCACTAACCCAATCAATCCGACGAGCTAGCAAAGCCACATCAGCGGTTTGAACCTTCTTTACAAAAAGAATGTCACGCCTAAACTGAGACATGTCCACCCGATTATCATTAGATGTATCGGGGGCAGTGTCATCTGTCCAAGTTTGAGTTCTGGAGGCCGCCAGGAAATATCTATCGTTATCGTTATAGATATCCCTGTAAAACGACCTCGCCTGTTGAACTCTGGCCTGGTCTCTTAAAAGAATTGCCATTTAGCACTCCTAGTTTTTATTAGGAGTCGCTGACCGTCACAGTCCAAGTAATTTTTAACGTATCCGCTGCGGCTTTATTCACGGTAGAAAAAACCGTCCGACACAGAAGCGTTCCAGAAGAAGAGGCATTCAAGATACCCGCTTCAACGACAGCTCCCGTACCAGTGCCGGCGGGAAAGTCACCAACGTAAGTAATTGCATTACTTGATACAGTGGTTGAAGTCAATGCAACTCGACCAAGTTCTGATCCAAGAGCAGTGTTACCAGCGGCAGCAGCTGTATTGTCAGAACCGATTGCCATGTGCGACATTGCAGTAGCAGTCGCATCTTTCATACGAGACGCGATATAATTAAGACCGTTGTTCACAACAACATTCTTAATACTTTGGGTATCAATCAGAGACCCATCTTTGTCAAAGAGTTCGATTGTCAAGTGACCCTTTGCATCCAAGGCATTATTTTGCAACATTTTATGTTCTCCTTTGGTTTTGCCTATTGTTGTTATTTATAATCTTTTTAGAAGTTAATTACGGTATCTGCCACATAATCTTCAGCAAAATATGTCAAATCAACCGTATATGATTGTGATATTAGATTACCCGTATCAGCAGCACCAAATGTGTCTGCAGCTGTAGTTGTAACATCTAATTTGTCAATTGCATCGGCGGAATCAGCATCATCGGCCGCGGTGGTTGTAACATCAAACTTATCGAATGTGTCTGCAGCACCTACACCATCTGAAGGAACAACACCAATGTCGAACTTATCTACAGCGTCTTGTCCTACAAACGTATCAGCCAATACTGGGCCAGCTTCCACGGATGGGGAATCGGCGGCAGTATATGTATCTGCGGATGTTGTGGTAACATCAAACGCAGTTGAATCATCAACATCACTAGTATCAGCAGAAGTTGTAGTGACATCAAGTGCTGTTGAATCTTGCATGGCAGCAATTTCAGAAGGAGCAGTCGTTACATCGAACTTATCAAATGTGTCTGCAGCGCCAACACTTTCACTAGGTCTGACTCCAGGCTCAAGAACTACGCTGTCTGCCATGTCAAATGTATCATCTGGTTCTCTGAAGAAGACGAATGAAGCTACCACGGTCTCGCTGAAGTCAATACTATCAGCAGCCGCCATCGTGACATCAAAAGCAGTAGTATCATCTACATCAGGACTATCTGCAAGGACTTTACCAATTTCCTTCTGTGGTTGGCCAAGTTCTACATAGTCTTCCGCAAAGTAATCGCCTGGGGCAAACCTCTCGTGATAATCATCATCGCCATCTTCGTTTGCACCCAAGGTAAAATAGTTATCTCCAGTTGGAGTTCCATCAGAGGTTGCATAATAGTTGCGAACCAAAGTACCATACAACACATACGGCCCAACTTCATCTGAGATACCAACATCATCAGATGAGACCTTACCAAAATCTATTCTATTGAAAGTTGTTCCACCAGCACGAGCGGCAAAACCATCGCCTGGGAATACTTCATCTGGCCCAGCTTCTCCAATTTCAACTGCCTTAACCACAGTTTCATCAACAAGAATTTCTTCCGTATCTGGATACTTGAAGAACATGTAAACGTCTGTTTCCACGCCAAAGTGAGAAGATAAATCCAAGTCTTGTTTGATTTGCAAATCACCAAACAATCCAAATCCAGCGGCATGAGTAGCGCGTTTTACATAATCGTTCCAAGTTGATTGTTGATTTTCACTTTCAACGGAATAAGAGAACGGTTGATACAATCTGTTATCATAAAGTCTATTGATGTCTGAGAGGAATGAACCGGCATCTCTATGCGTTCCCAATAGCACAGAGTTATATCCCGTCTTACAATCAATCGTACACGTTTGACTAGTAGACGATGTGATATCAAAAGTAAAGTCTGCACGAATAAATCCAACACCAACAGCCATAATGTCAAACGCAGTTGGATATCCATCAGACCCTATTTGTTTTACTCTAATGTAGGCATCATTAGAAATACCTGTGAGGGTATAGTCCTCTGCAAAATAATCCAGAGCATATACACCTAAAATATCTCCACTTTCTGATATCTTAAATGTATCTCCCTTTTGAAATCCACCGGCAGTGGTAGAAGACCCGTCTTTGATTTCCTTAAACTTCACTTGAGTCAGGATTCTGATAGGAATCATCTGAGCATTAGTAATATTAGACTCATCATCTTTTGTTGTTATAAAAGTAGTTACAGGAGCAGGATTAACCTTTAATGATGGTGTATTATTGTATCCCACACCCATGGCATTATTCACAAAACTAGTTTGTGTAATTACGCCTGTTGTATCATCAGGGCCCACATATCTTCTGGGTTTGTCCTTTAGTCTGGTAGTAATCACCGCGTCACTAGTGATTGTATCACTTTCATTGGGAGTGATGGTTATACTTGGATTAGCACTGAATCCTGTTCCACCATCAAGTATCAATACCTCAGCAATCTTACCATTGGAGATGGTATCTACTTTGAATTTTACGGGGGGAGTTCCCGACCCACCAAAAAAGGAGGCGGGGATTTCTATAATTTCTCCCTTGAAATAATCGTCACCAGCATTTGTTACTGTAACACTAGCGATGGCATTACCAGAAATTGAAACAGTAAAGGTAGCACCAGAACTACCAGTTGGGTTTGCATCAGTCTCAGAGGTTGCTTTATCTCCAACTCCAGCAAACCTAAACTTAACAGTACCATCTATTTTATCTGGGTGTCCCTCGTGAGTAGGCCCACTACCAGTGGATTTACTTGTACCAGCCCCAACAACCACATATTGTCTACCAGCAGCAGTTTTAACATGATCACCAACAGCATATTCTTTTGATTGGGCCCATTCGGTGTCCAATCTTGCAGTATAGTCCGAAGCAGTAACAGTGTAAGTACCATCAACCACAGTTGAAGATGGATTTTCAAACGCCCCACCAGTTCCAGTTCCCGTCACGGAGGCGATGGCACCAGATACATAGGCGTGCAACATCTCATCATATCCAGCCTGACCGATACCAGCACCTACAACTTCAAATGAAGTGGGTAGATTTAGTGTTAGTTCATAAGCTTGCGGATTGGTGTAAGCAATTCTTTTGACACGTTCAACCGTTGCATTTTTTCTGTAAGACTGTGTTGCACTACCAGTTGAAATCTTGTAATGGATATCAAGACTGGCGCCCTCGTAAAACTCAGGTTCATTTGTTGCGGTTGTTGCTTTATTTACTTTTACAACATAATCTTGTTGCCAGACATTCGATGATGGTCTAAGAATATATTGTTCTCTATTTACAACAGAAACGTCTTCGTCAAATAGAACCTTAAACAGATATTTAACTGCTTCTGGACTACCCTTAGCAGTGTAAAACTGATTGATATTTTTTATTGTTCTTGATAATTTTGCGCTTGACGTTTGCGGCAAATCTTTTGCATAGTCTTGATAAAATTCTTTTAGAAAATTATCATCGGTGTTGATACTACCATCATCATTGAAGTCAACATCCAATTTAGACAGAAAGTCCTGCAAAACTTTAAGTGGGCCGTGTTTGGTGGCGTCACTACTAGTTTGTTGCATAAACTGATAATATTTTTGTATGAACGTAGCGAATAACGGAAAGTCATCCTGCATGAACTCTGGTAATTGATTTTTTACATAATTATCAATTTTTGGTTGTGAATATACATCACCCTTGTTTATCTTATTGACCGTAGTGGTAAAAGTAGCACCGTGGCCATTGTTGATACGAGTAATAGTAGCAGTGATTGAATCATCGGATGGTGAACCACCAATGTCAAGAGGATTTACTGTTAAAGTATCAAGTTCTTTATATCTGTCATTACCATCGTTGTTGACGGTTATATCAGTTACAGCACCCGTAGAGTCAACCGTGATGTTGACTGTTGCGCCACTACCAGTATCAGAATTCGTGGTAGTTGGAATATTGGTATAAGTGCCGGCATCTCGGTTGGAGTCAACAGAACTGGTATTTAATAGTCGAGTGGGAGAACCAATCACATACGGTACGGGAGCGGTGTTGTATCCATCGCCCTCTTCTGTTATTGTTACACCCGTAATGACACCGCCAGTCAGTGTTAAAGTAGCAGCAGCTGTTACTGGATTATCACCCGTAGGAGCAGGAAAAAACAGAGTGGGCGCAACAGTATAACCACTACCACCATTTGTGATAGTGATACTATCTACGAACTCCAGAAAAGATGGTATTCTATTTTTCATTAATCATCCGTAATTCTTGGAACAACCGTGACGTTTACACCCCGTTTGATATTGTTGGGCAAGTCCTCAATACTATCATCCAAAGACAAAATAATGTTTCTAGCAGGCAGAGCATCTACTGCATAATTTTGTTCTGCTGTTGATCTAACCAACAGGTCTGTAGAAATATTTTTTGCAGACTCATGAGGCGACACCACAACAAGTATATCGTCATTACCATCTCCAGACACATCTGTGACAGTCATACTAGTAATATCTAGGGAACCAGTATCATAGTCAATTGTACCTAAGTTTTGTGCAACAACTTGGTTGGTGCTTTTAGTTTTTAATTGAAGTATACCTTGACCAGAATAAACTGGAGCCATGACATCATCATTTGGAACATCAGCTATGTAAACCACTTCCCTCGCGCCATTCAAGTCTGCTGTAAAATAGTTAGACCTCACCGACAAGGGTAAAATTTTGTTGTTATACTTTGGTTCATATCTGGTAGCCACATCTTTTGTTACCGTGACTTTTTTTACCAAACGCATCTCAAGGTTGTTACCAATGATAGAACTTGACACATCATTTATTTCTTTAGAAAGTTTTGAATAGAAGAAATTTTTCTTTAATTCATTCAAATTAGTTTCAAAGTGATTTTCAATTGCGTTTATCACCAGACTTTCAATTTCTGCAGCCGAGCTCGTGGTTAATTTTGGATCATAGGTCACACTGACATTAAATCCAAGAAAAACATTATCTGGATCAACAAATTCTAACTTTAATCCAATAGGCATTTTAGGATTTAATACACTACTTTCAATAGTATCTTTGTCTGCTTGAGTGATTACGAATCCCGCAGCAGCTTGAAGAGATAGAAAAATCTTTCCGTAAATGGGCGGAACATTGTCTTCACCACCCCAAGCAGTCACGGATTTGATATTTGGATTAGAAGCTTTTACAGCAGACTCGTAGTCTCCCTTTGTAACAACCCGACCCTTAGCAGAATTAAATCTTGGTGCGTTGAAACGAATACTATCGATGGTCTCTCTGTCTTGCCCACCAGCGGAAGCAGATACAGTCGTACCAGTTACAGTTTCCGCATTTCCAGTAAAGTTTGTTGGAGATCGGAAACTTCTAGCACCGTTCCCCGCGACACCATTTGAAACTATATAATCTACCAAAACTACATTATCGGTGTCTAAGTTTTTACCTAAAATACCGTCCCCAAAAGTTACTTGATAAAATCCATCAGTTCTCTCTTCCAAGAAATAAACCTTTGAATCTGCCTTTAGGGTGAGGATGTTTTCTGACAGAGTAAAAGTGTTTAGTGCTGCGTTGAGAGGAGCGGTTTGAATCCTTACTCTGAGTGTAGTAGTATCAACACCAGCAGTCGAGAGAACCACTGGCCCAGACCTATTCGTAGAACTTATAACTTCAGAGGCAGAACCTCTGACACCTTCGACCAAGTTCACATTGGTGAATCTAAATGCGCCGACACCATCAACTACAGTTTTGTTTACAGTGTAATCTGTATCTGGGACAAACGTAAATCCACGACCTTGGATAACACTATTGAAAACCTTGTCTCGTGTCAAAGTAAGTGAAGTGCCAGTGAAATCTGGATCAGGTACTACTGTCAGATTAATAACTGCTTTTGATGACCTAGTAGAACGTGGGGTATATCCCATAGTCTTCGCAATAGAAACTACAGAGTTTCTTTTTACGGCAGAATCAATGAACGCCTCATTAGACACCATGTGTGCGAGAACTGCATTGTAGTGAGTGTTGTATGCCAATAAATCAACTAGAGCAGTTATACCAGACGCTTCAAAATCATAGTCCTCAAACTCGCTTTGATTTTTTAAGAAAGTTTTAAGATTGCTTTTAATAGTATCAAAATCTAATTCTGTTACATTCTTGACTGCCATTTTCCTGTCCTATATTGGGGCGCAAAGATATTTAGTTACTGTGGTTGTTGTCACCTCGCCAGCGCACCCAGCGATAGAACCAACAACTGCGATGGCCCGGCCGCCTGCTGTGACCGTTGCTGAACCAGTGGTTATCGTGGTCGCTGGGTGAGTGGTTGCGCCAGATGAATGAGCAGCAACTGTGTCACCAACACCCAATATTGTTGCCCCACCAGCAGTGTACTTTAGACCAACAGCTAATGGGGTTATACCGGCGGTTCCTGCTGTATCTACTACTGTGCCTGGGGCCGTAAAAATTGCCACTGGTTCTGACATTATCGTAACCTCTCCAATACAATATCAAGTTCCTGTCTTCTTTGTATTCCAAGAACATAAAAAGATATCTTAGCAGTAAAACTATTTTCGTCTGGTTGTGGGTTTACTACAACTCCCTCAACTCTGGCCCTCTTTTCATAGTTATCAATAACTTGTTTGATTTCAGATGCAATAAGTGAAGCAGTTGTAATATCTGCTGGTTCAAATAACAATTGAGCAAGCGGAGACCCAAACTGGGGCTGAAATGGTTTCTCATAGTATTGTGTTCTAATTAAAACCTTCAACGCTTGTTTTACTGCCGCTACATCCGTCTTACGAGCGATATCATTCGTATTCAAATTTCTAGCAAACGACAAATCAAAATCCTTATAGATTTGACTTGGTTTTTTTTGTTTTATTACTGAATCAACCATAGATACTATTTATAAGTTTACGTTGAATAAACTGAGTCAACTTCATTTGTTATTTTAGAATCAGCTTCGCCTGGCACAATCCTTATAAAATTACTAGGATCGCTTAAAACATCTTTCAATCTGTCTATACTCGGTGACAATCCCTCCGAAATAATTTCTTCCAAATCTAATAGACCATCAAACGACTGTGCATTAACGGTCAATTGTTTTTCACCATTTTTCGCTTTTTCTATACTAGGAACTGATTCACATAGGTTCTCTAAGTCTCCGCCAAGATCGCGCAAAAACCCAGCAGGATCATCAAGAATCCCATTTATAACATCGTCCTCATCACCGTATTTTTGTTTGAGTCTTTCTACCTCATTCACAAAGTTTTGCCCATCAGCGGCCAAATTAAGAACTACCTCAAGTTCCTGCGCGAAAGGTATTCCATTCTTCGTTAAATCATCAAGAATTGTATTGATTGAAGGAAACTCACCCTGCAATAAAGCTTTCAAGCTAGCGTATTCAGCTAGCATTTTTGCTTCTAGTGCGGGAAGTCCCAACGCACCAGTTATCTTATCGGTAGTTTTATCAATAAGAGCGTCGAATTCTTCGCTGAGTTTATCTATCTCATCAGCGAGTTTTCCGAACTCTTCTCCTATACCTTTACAGGACATTTATATCTCCGTTATACAAGGGCAATCGTTGCACCAGTAATTGTAACCGCGCTGCTAGCCCCGCCAATCGATGTGACACCCGTACCACTATTACCAAACTTGGCCACTCCAGCCTTAACATCAATATTGATTCCACCGGCTGTAACAGTTGATGTGTATCCACCAGCAGTAATAGTTTCCGCAATACCACCAGCGGTGATATCGGTGACTATACCACCAGCGGTGATGTTATTAACAATTCCGCCAGCAGTGATATTGTTGACTATGCCACCTGCCAAAACACTATTTTGTATACCAGGCAGCAAGGGAATTGACAAGTCCACTCCCTGCACATTGTTGATACCAATGGTTGCAAGTCTTGTTGCATAGCCAGGAGTTATGGCTGCTGACCTTGCCCCCGTCAAAGATGAAAGAGGCCCAATCTTTTCATAAAGATCGGCAGTAGCAGCAAGATTGTATCTAGCGGTTGAAATACTAACAGCTGGTACGTTCTGTGTAATCGGATTGGGGTAAATCAAATCAGTTGCAATTGACACATCAGCCATACCAAAGAGTTCTAGTTTACCACCCTTGATGAAGTTATCTGCCAACAAACTTGATGGGTCAGCACCCTCAAGAGTACCCTTGATAGCTTCGGCCATGGATGCTTCGATTCTAGGATAACAGTTTATCTTGTGAGAACCAAATGTGATGTCCTTTCTATCAGCCATCACAATGTGTTTAGTTTTGCCTCTGACTGCCGTATTTAATTCACCAGACACTCGCAATCTATCATTACCCATTGATGGTCTATCATCATCAGTAGAACCAATCTGCACGTTTCTATTTTTAGAAACATGGATATTCATATTAGATTGAGTATCAACTTCCTCATTACCCATTATTTTACTAACTCGGCTGCCTTTGACAGTAGTAAAAGAATGACCACTTATGTGTTCATACTTGTTACCCTTCACATTCAAGTTGTAATCACCTTCAACGGTAATATTGAAATCTCCCTTGACATATAAATATTTACTCTCAAGATCAATCTCAAATTCATCTCCAATAATTTTGGTTACTCTTGTGCCATCGGACATTATTTCTTTAAAAGTGCCTGACGTATGGTATTCATGTATTCTTTCAGCCCCAGGCGTATCATCAACCTCAAAAACATGACCACTTTCTGTTTCTCTCACATGATTGTATGGATATGTAGATTTTGATGTTTCTGCACCCTGTGGATGTGGTTCATTCCAAAAAGTAGGATTATACTTTGGATTCGGCACATTAATACTTTCACCATCACTGGACTTTGGGTGAGTAAATCCACTATATTTTGCAGCGCCTGGACTTGTAACAGAACTAGCAAATCCCATAGGAACTTTTTTTACTCTTGTTTTTCTTTTACCTAATAAAGAAATATGAGCTTCTGATTTTTCTGGCCCTCTGGCAAGTCTTGGCGAGTCTGCTTCAAACAATTCGTTTTGACCAGTATCAACTTCATCACCATCTTCGTTCTTACCTTTCGTGCGAGGGAATTTTTTGTTTGGATCATAGAACCCAACCATGTTAGTATCTGGGAAACCGTATCCATCAGTTTCATTCCCAGGCAGCACTGACATGCCACCAACAGACCCCATGATGACAGGTATTTGTCCATCCTCACCATCAACAAAAAATCCTATAACAGAAGACCCCTCTACCAAACCAGTTGGTGAGGTTCCAACGCCAGAGATAGCAGCAGAAGTTATACTCTGCATACTCAACGCCCACGGAAGGTCTTCCGTTGGAAGTATTTCTTTATTTTTTGTGTGGTGACCCAAAATGCGAACCCGATATCTACCAAGTTTATCGGGGTCATTTCTATCTTCTACAATGCCGTGCCACCAAGCAAAATTCGGGTATCTTTGTTCCATCTAATTATCCTAGACTATTCACACTGTCACGAACAACAGTAAGTTCCATGTTATGTTCTGCATAATTTATGTTGTGTTTTATTCCAGTAATGGTGTATAAACCAGACATTCTTTTATCAATAATCTGATCAATATCAGGCGTATCTGTTTTTTCTGTTGATGAGGGAAAATTCAAATTTACTAACATGCCCAAATCAACGTCTGTTCGGCCTGGGACAGTAACTTTTATAGCCAATCTATTAAGTTCAGAAAGAGCGCTGCTCCTATAAGCAGTATTAATAAAATGTTGAGAGTCGTATCCAAATTCCCTATCAGACCAAATATTTGATGCACCTATTCTAACATTGATTTTATTTCTTGGATTTGATATAACTTTTTCTCTAAGAGGAGTTTCATCTGTAATATGTTCAAAGTCATCATATCCATCTGGAATAACATTTTTATTTTGTTTTCTTCGTTCTGGTTGACTTGGCGTATAATCAAATTCCATGTGATACGGTTGTCTCTTGATCATATCAAACCCGACAGTCAGATTACCCAGATAACCACTCATCTGATCTAAAAGTCCGTCAGCATATCTAGGAACACTCAAATTTGTTATGCTATTATATTTCTTAGAAACAAATGGTGAGGTATATCTAAAACCACCAATAGCCGGTCTTCTTTCACTAGTATTCGTCATAAAATCATTGTCGAGTTCTGGAATGTAACTAAACTCGTCATAACATATTCTCTGTGATTTGTAGAATCTTGTAAGTCTGGATAAACTAACAACATAATGTCTTTTGTTTGATTGGAAGTACATTACGTTAGGCATTAATTTTTTGCCACTAGAACTAGGTGCAGTCTGTCTCGCCAAATAATTCATGCATCTGAATGGTGTCCAGTAGTTTGCGATAAAACAAAAATCCTGCCTGATAAAAGGTAAATCACCCTGATCCAAAAATTCTAATGCACCGTAGGGCACTTGGGCACCAGAACCATTTATATACTTTGGTTCTTGAATGAAATCATCATATATTTCTTGGAAAATATCTCTTGGAGTCCCAGTGAACCTTTTCGATATATTTACAGTCTGATCTTTATATCCCTCAAAAGATATCAATTTTAAAATATAAAACTGTTCTCTATCCTCTTTAAAATTTCTGTTAGTGATACCAGATACAATAAAGGATTGTTGAATTACATTGTTTGGACTGTCTTCTAAGTGAGGCGATCTAAACTTGACTGTTACAATCTCGCCGCCCGTAAACGGAGTAGAACCAATTAGATTCGCAGAATCACCAATTGACATTTCTGCAACAAGACAGTTATGGAAAATGCTTTCATGTAAAATAAAGTTGATCATGAAGTTAGTAAGTTCTATAGCTTTTGGCAATCCCAACTCTGGGTTGGGAACTATAAAACACTCTTCAACTTTTACTGCACCAACTTTTTGTACTTCATCATAACTCATGTGTTAATTATTCCTGCAAACTGTCCAGCAAAATCTCTAATCAAAGATGGTTTGACCAAATTTATATTTCTCTTTTTTTCGTTTTCTTCTCTTTCATATTCAAAATTAGTAACAGCCACTATTTCCCCAGAATTTAACTTAGTAGAGTCAAAGGTAGTTCTTATCTTTTTCTTAGCAGGAATATCTGATGTAGAGACAATATAATGATTCGGATCATTTAAATGAGTTGTCCCGTACTTTTCTACTGCCCAATCGTAAAGTTCTCCCTGTGATCTGGGCCAATCATGATAAGGATCAATGATCTCATTGACCAACAATATCGTCCAATAAAATTCTACAGTATCGTAAAAATCGTATGATATAGACTCTGGCGTTTCACCATCTTTAACATAGTACAAATCCATAAGAAACGAATCTGATATCTTTTCATTTGGTGCTACCCGTCGAAACAAGTCTGGTATTATAATATTACCATTGTCTATACTATAAACTGTCTTAGGAAAATTTTTAAAAAACATATCAGGTATCCGTGCTTTCGGTTATGTTGTCTTCGCTACTTGTAGCAGTGTTTGTCCCTTCACTTTCTCCATCACCAGCAGCAGCTTCAGTAGCCGAATCTGTTCTGGTTCTATCAGCTTCAAGATTGCGAATACTCCCTTCATTTCTAGTCCTAAGAACAAGTTCTTTGAACTCCATGTTCAAGGTAATTTCACTGGGAGCTCCGCCAACGTCCTTAAAACTAGTCATCAATCCCCCAGCACCATAATCAACACTCATTCCAGTGAGAGCGCAATCTGATATTCTGTTGATAAATGTATTCTCATTTCCCTTGTATCTATACTGTATTTGAAACTCCGCTGGGTAAACGAGAAATAGACCTGACTCAGATTTTTCTGGGTGCATGTACCTTTCAAAAATGTTGATGATTCTCATAACTTGACTAAGTTCTTCTCTATTCTTTGGTGCAAATTTATGACTGAATTGAAAAGACCTAAAATTCATTGTTTTGAAAAGTTGTTCTTTGAATGGATTGAGAACTTTACTTGACGTTAATTCTAACGTGGCCTCTAGTGGTATATTCAATCCCAATTGTTTACCAATGTTTGCTAAAGAAGCAAGTTGTCTTATCGCAGCTTCTCCACCCTCACCAGCTGTTGCTGACCCCTGTTTAACTAGTTGAGCAGCATTATCTAATCCACCGGCCTGTAACAAAAATCCTAAAGCACCGAAATCAGTAGAGTCCCACTGCGCTTCCATTTTATTTTGCGGTGAAGCAGTCATAGCAAGTGTTATATTTGCAACAGTTTTTCTGGTAGTTGACCTAGTTACCAACCCACTTATTCTACTTTTAACATCGTCTGGAATTAAAGAATCTGCTGCGATACCAGCTCCAACTGCGCCAAATATACCACCCGCCTTTGCGCCACCAGCAGCTGCAACACCAGTTAAAGCCAATCCTACCAAGTCTTCCGCCGTTTGATTAACATTATCACCATTCAGTGCTAATCTATTTGGGTCAATAGGAACACCGCTGCTACTGTTTCCAGTATCACCTACTCTATTTGATTGTCTGATATTAACTTTAAAATTAACAGAGTGAGGATAATCTTCAGACTCGACATTGCCTGGGTATCTAAGATAAACTGAATTTAATTTTGATGTTTTGCTTTGACCAACACTGGGGTCATCAGTCAATGCTTTACCACTAGAAAGTTCATCGGCAACAATACCAGCGGCAGTTTCTTGGTCTCCGCCGCCTCCCCTAAGAAAACCTATAAGTGAATCTATTAATGACATTTTCGCCCCAAATAAATAATTAGTGTTATTGGGACTATTTATATGCCTTACAGAAAAGAATTACACCAAGGAAAATTTATTCCTAAAAATCCATCAAAATACAAGGGCAATGTCCGTGATATTGTCTACAGGTCTGGTTATGAATTAAAATTTATGAACTGGGCTGACTTGAATCAAGATGTGGTTGAGTGGGCATCGGAAACAGTGGTAATACCATATCGGTCTCCACTAGATAGAAGAATACATCGATACTTTGTAGATTTTTATCTGAAAACGGTTGGCGGAACATATCTCATAGAAGTAAAACCAGATAGGTTTACTAGACCACCCGAACCCAGAAGAAAAACAAAAAAATATCTACAAGAGGTTGCCCAGTGGGGAGTCAATGAAGCTAAATGGAAGTCAGCACAAGAGTTCTGTGATGACAGAGGTTGGATTTTCAAGATAATAACAGAGAAAGAGCTTGGAATCCGATTATAAATAGTCCCATGGCAAATCCATTTGAAACAATTAGAGCGGATTCAAACCAAGGACAAAAATCTTTCCAATGGTATATGAATCAGGTTAGAAACGTGGCGAGGAACGTAAACACACCATCCTCTGCCATAAATTCTAAAATTGGTAAGCGTGCCGGCAAGGTTGACATTGGTTCAATGTACTTGTTTAGATATGATGCAAAGTTTAAAGACAAGTTACCATACTTTGACGCATTTCCCCTGTGTCTGCCCTTTGAACCAACCAATAATGGATTTTGGGGAATTAACTTACACTACCTTCCATATCTTTTGAGAGCAAGATTGTTGGGTAAACTATTAGAAACAACAAACGACCAAGCAATAACATCAGAAACCCAAATGGAATTAAACTGGGCCTTACTTAAAAATGTATCAAGATTTCCAGAAGCTCAACCATGCGTAAAAAGATATCTGACATCCAGAATGAAAAGTGGATTCTTTGAAATCAATCCACAGGATTGGAAAGCTGCAATCTTTCTGCCAGTTGAAGACTTCAACGTGAATAAGGGAACGGTATTCTCGGATTCTAGGAGCATGATTTAATGGCATACTTTAAGTTAAATGATTTCATATCACAAGTACAAAAACAAGACTTAGCTAGGTCAAATAGATTTGAAGTAGTTATCACAAGTCCTCTGTTTTTTACTGAGGACAGAACTGTATCTCTTTTAGTAGAAGAGGCGCAAATACCAGGCCTACAAACAAAGTGGACTCCGACACCTATTGGCCCTTGGACAGAGAACAGGGTTCATGGTATTGAATATTTTGGAGAGACTGCTGCATTTACATTCTACTGCGATGACACATGGGATGTGAGATCATACTTTGAAGAGTGGATGGGTAAAGTACAGGTAAATCCAAGATCAAAAGAAGTAGCGTTTTATGAAGACATGGTTGGTGAAATAGATGTTCACACTCTTGACAGACAAGACAACCGAACTGCAAGATGGCGTTACTATGATGCGTTTCCCAGACTCTTGAATATCACGCCCGTGTCACAAGGTGGTGACGGTATAGTAAGAGTATCCGTAACATTTGCCTTTAGAAATTGGGAGTCTAGGGCGGTTGGTGATAGAAACAGTATTTTTGATATCTTAG